GGAGTAACCTCGGCAGACTTGTAGGTGCCGCGCAGTGACACCAGACGGCCTGCAACATCGCAGCGCAGGGCTGACAACCAGCGGCTGTCATGCTTGGCCGGACGGTACTGGTGCAGACTGAAAGGCAGCTCGTGCGCCTCAAGTGCGTCCCAACGGGCATCGCAGTGCTCACTGGTAGCGAAGTCGCTGTTGACCTTGTCGAGCAGCTGCTTTCGGTCGGCGTCGCGCAGGGCCTCGTAAGCGCGGTTCAGGCAGACCAGCGCTTCTTTCTGTGCGGCCTTGCTGGCAAATGAGTGGTCTTCTGAGTTGTAGAGGGGGGCGGCGTTGCTGATTGATTTGTTCAGGTCCATGGTGCTTCTCCTTCTGTCCGGGAGCCCCATGCCCCCCGACAAAAGAATCATCTCATAGTCTGACTATGGATGCAACACTTTATTTCAGGCAAAAAAAAGACCTCCCGAAGGAGGCCAAGTGGGTCAGAGCTTTATAAACTTTACGTGCTCTATGGGTACGGCGTAGCAGACCTCGGTGACCCCCTCGTAGTGAGGATCCTTGATCGCCTTCTCAAACCAGTGCGGGTAGGTGTTCCCGACATCGATCTTGGCCGCATGCGTCCGGGACTTATTCAGGTGCAGATACACCGATGGCTTGACCGGGGCCTTACGATCAAAGCTGGGTTTGTTGCACACAAGGAAGTAAGGGAATGGCCAGTCGGTGGCGGTGGCAAAGTCCTTGTTCAGGCCCTTGACTTCCATCAGGTGCTTCTCCTTGATCGGCGCCTTTGGGTTCAGGAACCAAAGGTCGCCATCGTCCATGTGATCCCCGGCCTCTGCGTGAGTAGGGGCAACAGACTGAGGACGCATCTCCACAATGTTGCCTCGCTCCCAAAGCCACCGGGCAACTAGCCAGACGGCATCGTTGCTGGTGGCCAGCCGGTCCTGAAACTTTTGGTGGTTCTCACTTGTCCCCATCTGGCGCCTCCGTATTTTTCTCTGACTGGAATGCGCTGATCAGCTCGTCGCGCAGGTAGGTCAGTGCCCCGGACCTGACGCTTCCGTGCTTGGCCACAGCGTGCAGCCGGTCAAGCAGGGCCTGCAGATCGATGGCCCTCTGGGATTGCGTTGCCGCCACCCTTCTGGCCTCCTGCAGCTGGTGCTCAAGGTCGCTTATGCGCCTGAGTAAATCGGTCTTGGTGTCAGTCATAGCTACCTCCTGTTACAGATCAGGGATCCACCGAGCGTGGTGCAGACAATGCTGCCCCCATCGCTGCCATGGATCACCGTGGTGTTGCCGACGGTCGACACGCGCCAGCTGTTGCCGCGGCCGTCGGATATGCTGCCAAGGCCGTTGCCAAACGTGTTGACCCGCAGCTGTGGACCGGGATGCACCTGCCGCCCCTCCCACTGCTGGGTGGCTCGCTGCTGAGCGTTTGGTCGCTCTGGGTATAGAGCCTTGCCGGTGAGTCGCTGGTACTCGATCTCACCGATGCTCTGAGCGTCAGCAGAGCTGCTGTACAGGGCTGCGCCAATAGCCAGTATTGATGCCGCCAGTGAGACTATGGCCAACTTGACTGCCCGGTCGGCCTTTATGCTGGCCTCCACATATGGGTCTCTCATGTCATTCTCCTATTTAGAAAGGGACGTCGTCATCGATGTCGTTCCCGAGATCCGGGGTCGGCGCCTGCGAGTATGCGTCCTGCTGAGCTGCAGCTGGGGCGCTCTTGGGCTTGTCTTCCGGGGAGCCCATCAGCGTCAGCTCCGACACCCGGCAGTCAAGGTCGGTCTTGACAACCCCGTCCTGCGTTGTCCAGCTGCGAAGTCGGACCTCCCCGGCGATGGCAACCTTGGTGCCCTTGGTCAGGTACTGCGCGAGAGTATCGGCGCGCTTACCCCAGACCGAGCAGTTCACCCACTGGGTCTCCTCGCTATTCCCATAGCCAGCCTTCATGGCGACGCTGAAGTTTGCGACGGAGCCTGAGTTAGTGTTGCGCAGCACGGCGTCCTTGCCGATGTTGCCTGTAGCGTGGAGCATATTCATGTGTAATCCCTCTCGATCTGTTCAAGGTGTTTGTCAATGGCTGCCCGGGCCTTGGCAACCTCAGTGCCCATGATGTCGATGTAGTCCTGATCCCGGGGGACGCGGACCATAAGCTTGGGCATCAGCGGGTGGTAGGACACAAAGTCCCACCATTGCGCGCCGGTAATCCACATGCACATCTGGACCTGCGGGATGTAGTCAGTCGGGCACTTCCCGGATCGCAGGTAAGAGACGTGGGTGTGGGGCATGGGGCACTTGATTTCCAGCCCCCCTACCGGCCGCAGGATCCCGTCGACCTCAGTCACCTCGATGAATCCGTCAGGGCTGCAGGCAGCGCCCAGCTCGTCGCGGATGCATAGGCCATGCTGCGACACCTCATTGTCCGTCTGCAGCTCGTACCAAGATCTGGCGTCTGGCTCCAGCTCATTACCCCGGGCCATGGCCGCGGACTGGTAGGTCTCGATGGGTGCGTCCATCAGGACCTCTGCGCAGATGGTGTCGATGTAGCCCTTGGCGCTGCTGGAGGGCTTCCCTGTGCCTGAGATCAGCTTGCTGACCCCCGAGGCAGTGATAAGCCCAATGCGTTCCTTGAGCCATGCCTCGGTGCCCTGATCGTGTTCTGAAATACGCATCACTTTTCTCCCGGTTGGGCGGCTGCTTTTGCCGCAGGTTTCTTGGTCGCCATTTTTTTCTCCTGATCCTTGAGCGCCTGATCAGCCTTGGCGAAGTCGGCAGACTTGATGTCACCCAGAGCCTCGACCTTCATGTAGGCCAGAAACTTTGGCAGGTTCACGTCCGCGGCTTTGATGCGGTCCTGCATCTCGCTCAGCTGCTCCTTGGTCAGCACTGTAGGGTGCAGTCGTCCGTCCATGTCCGAGTCTGCAGTCGTCAGACCTAGCGCTCCCACGAGCGTATATCTCTGCAGGTAGGTCACGGTCGACCCGATGGACTGTATGGCGTTCTTGGATCCACTGGTGTCAGCATCGCCCCGCATGCTGGTCTCCTCTGCATGGCCCTGTGAGTGAGCCACGATGCAGGTCACCCGGATGCCGCCTCCGTCAAGGTCCTCGATGCGGAAGCGGAAGCTGAGCTGGCACTTGCGCAGCGTCTCCCGGATCTGCTCGGCAATGTCGCCCAGCGGTGCGTAGAGCGACACAGCGTTGCCTGTCCGCATTTCCTTAAGCTTGACGATGGTAGGGCAGGTCGCCTGAAACTCGCTGATAGCGACATTGAATGCCTGCTGAGCGCGCTTGGCATCGATGCGATCGCCGAGGTCCATCAGCCGGTCAAGGGTCTCGACTGACATGCCACTGCTGACAGCTTTGTCTATCAGGGTCATGGCCGTGATCTGGTCCGGGGGTGTGACCTGCATATGGTTATTTGCTGGCGCCGGATGAAATTCAGGCCGGGGATTGGCTCTTACTTCCTTGGATTCTTGTTCTTGCATGAGTGCTCTCCTGTTTGCGTCATACGCTCCCCGGTGTGGGGAGTACGCACAATAGTATGCCTGAGCGTTTAACGCAAACGCAACTGTAGCCTAATGCGACACGTCTGACTATGTGAAATTAATTTGCACAAACCCCTTGCGCAACTAGTCAGACTATGAGATGATTCCCTTGTCGCATGAGGCGGCACACAAGGAGAACGATATGAGCAAGAAGGTAATCAAGACCGCAGATGTAAGGGCCCTCGCTAATCTGGAGGACGCACGCACTTGGTGGAAACAGCAGGACCAGTTTTTGTGGGCCGAGGACAAGCTAGCTCAGCATGACATTGGCGCGACGTGGGTGGGCACGCTGGAGTGGTCATACGACCGACTCATCGATGAGCACGGAGAAGGGGAGGTCATGGAATCACCGGCACAGCTATGGGGGAGGTCATCAAGCCGGCACAGCTATGACTGAGGTCATCAAGCCTGATCTGGCAGACCTGTTTCTGCACTACTGCAAAGTGGAGAAGCGGGTGCTGCCGGGACTGGTGTTGACCGAGGCCGAGAAGAAAGCAGACCTCGATTTGTATCGATTGCTGCAAAGGATTGACAGGCTGGGAGAAACCAGCGCACAATAAAAAACGCCCCGGGTACTTTAA